AGTCGAGAAGGTTTCTGCTTCTGACATTGCCAAGTCAGACACAACAGAGTTACCTGTAAGAATATCTGACGTTGTTAGATCATGGACTTGAGTTAATGTGGACTGATTAACTTCTGGCGTACTTGACGATAAAGCTGTAGCCGTTAGACTATGATCTTGGCTTACTGTGCTTTGGTTAACTTCGGAAGTTCCTGAAGTAAACGCAGTAGCTGTAAGACTGTGATCCTGCGTGAGGTCTGTCTGATTGACCTCTGATGCCCCAGTGGAAAATGACGTAGCTGTTAAGCTGTGGTCTTCAGTAAGTGTTGCGTTAGCTACTGAGGGTGGCTGCGTGACAAGATTACTTGCCGTTAGCTCTATATTGACTACGCCCCCATCATCACCTAAAGCACTAGAGGCTAATGGGGAAAAGCCTACCATTTAAATCACCTATGGTTTAGTAGGCCAAGTTATCTCAAACGGAAAGCCTTCTTGCTGCGGAATATTTCTTAAAGATTGCCTATAGTCAGACTGAGCTTGTGACATTGTGTGATCTGAAACAGCCCACCAATCGCATTTGGATAACAAGTCATCTCGTTTCCAACGCACAAGTTCAGCCTCTGTTCTTTCTAGCTCATCAGGATCAATGTATTTTGCTTCCGCCTCTGTCTGCTCTACTTCTTCAGCCATGTTAGTCCCTCACACCGTACAAGCTCCACTTGCCAGTATCCAGATTGCCTGTGCTAGCGTATAAATAAAAACCTTGAATATCGACTGTTCCTGTATACCTCGTAAAGGCTTGGTGCGTTATAGGTTCACCAGAATCGTCTAAATAACCTCCAAGGGAATGAATTTGCTGATCCTGATTAGCAACGTATTCATCTCTGTCGGTCATAAAAGTTATACTACCAGACCAACCACTTTCCTCTGTACCCCCTCCAACGTTGTCATATCTACTTAAATAATGAACGCTAGTCGTTGTGGCTAAAGCATAGTCTGTTGTGTTTATCGACTCTAAATACTGTCCATTATAAATACTGCTTGTAGATGTATAGTTTAAAGAACCAGATGGGTATCTTATCCTTAAATAAATTCTAGCATCCGAAACAGGAGTAAGGCGATCAAGTAGAAGCTCATACTTTGAAAAAACTTCCCCTGCATCATCAGTAGCCCCTCCTGTCGTTCCTCTTTTCCAATCATAAGACAAGGAAGAATCATTACTCAAAGTGCCATTCGCTAGCAACTGCCTACTGGCAACTTCATGGTGCGAGGTTGTGGCATAAATTACTGCATCACCACTTAGATCAATTCTGCCCCCACTATTAGTAGAGGCATGAGGGTCACGGTCTAATGCTCCTGATGAAACGTCAACAAGTCCAGTGCCTACTTCCCAACCACCGTTAGCATCCTCAATGGTATACTTTACATATGCGTCAGTAGAAAGCGCATCAGAAAAACTTTGGTATCCAGAAACAGTACTACCAAAATAAACAAATGAGCCAGTGCCAGTTGTACTGGTAGTCATCTTAACACGTAATGGGTAGACTAAACTAGTCATTAATCACCTATGCAGGATCAGGAATACCGATTGTGAATGAAGCTAGAGAGAATGTATTACCCGATGTTACGCTCTGAGAGGCGCTGAGAGAGCCTGTAGCAAGCAAACGAGAGTTTGAGGTGTCAACTATCGCATAATGCGTTGCAGTTCCTGTGCCGCTTACAGAGCCGTCTGAGATAGCTGTAACAACAACTTCCCTTCCTCCGCCACCACGATCAGAGGGAGCAGCGATGGAAAGTGACGTAGAATTGCCTAAAGTGTGCGTACTAGTCGCTTCAGTGTAGGTTGTAGACTCTTGTGACGTAATATCTATGCGATTTGCCTCAGTATCTAAGACTGTAAGGCCATTATCGAACACTCTATCTGCTAAACTAGCCATTTTCTGCTACTTTCCTTGGTGGAAGCTCTGCATTAGCCAACAGAGCATTAACTATGTCTTCTTGGTCGCTTAAATCTATGTTTGCACCGTTTAGGTTGCGTAAATAACTACCAAGTTCACGTAAATCGTGTGGAGCAACGTCTCCTGCACAAATTTTAGGCATTAAATCGAAATTTAGGCCATTCATTTGCCAAATTCGCTCAACAAGCTGCTTATTTAGCACATCAAAGATCGAATTTATGTAAGACTCCATAGATCGGAGGAATAAATCTGTCTTTGACTTGCTAAGAGCGTAAGAACCGTTGGCTCCTGCCCCCAACATAAGAAATTCAGCCATAACACTACGTGCAATATCGTGTTGATAACGATTTATGATGGGATTTATGTCAATATTACGAGATCCGTTGGAAGCAATAAGCTCAACATCAACAATACGCTGATTTGTAGGCTTTCCTTCGGCATCACGATAGACATCTGACGGCAATAAGGCATAACCCTGCTCATTAAACTTAAGATCACGTAGAATCTTCTCCATTTGTGATCTAACAGAGGCTTGATCTGCTGTTGCGTCAGGACTTAGGTATTCTGCAGCAATTCTACCAATCGGGACACCATGTAACTCACGTTCAACTGCTATCGCTTCGATGTTCTGGAGGTTTTTAAGATATTGGTAAGCAGAGTATGCATTACGCAGGATAGAACGTCCAGATGGGTCGTTGTTGGTGTTTGTTGTCTTGTAGTGTAGTATTTTTGTAGACGGTATGAAAAGAGTTTTAATTCCGTAGTTTTGTTCTTGGTGGACACCTAGGACATCTCCTGTTGTCTTATCCACCTCGAACCGTTCTATTGTCCATTGCGCTCTAGACGCTAACTTACGGACACCAATTCTTCCATCAGAGTGCTTACTATATTTCTTCGCACTTCTGTTATCTGGTCCAAGGCGTCTTTTATATACAACCTCAAATAATGAGAAACCAAATGTCAAGTGCGATAGAGCTTCTGAGATGTGATCATCAACAGAATGTTCCATGTCTTCTAGTACAGATTTTACGAAGTCAGCTTCACGCTGTGCTTCATCTGTGTCGTTTGCAGGTTCAACATAGAAATCAACATCTCTAAGAACCTGTTCTGTGGCGTACATGATTGCGCCAATTGTGCTATCGTTGTCTCGCATCTCACGAAACTTACGAATAGCTCTTTTACCTTTTAGGTCTTGTAAAAACTCATCAGCACGGATTGTTCCTTGGCGAGTGTGCGTACCTGCCTGTCCAAGTTCAATCTTGCCTAGTCCTTCACTTAAATTCTTCATCGTTTATCCTAAGTGTATCTGGCTAAGACCTTTAGCATTTGAATAGGAAAGGCGAAGTGTAGGGTTCGTAACGCCATTCAACATAAGGTCAGTTAAGGCCCAAACACAAGCGTCTAGTCGATCTGGGGAACCCATAGAGCCTAATGGCTCCCAAGTTCTCATTTGCGTTTCCAGTTCGTCCAACCCTTTAGCATGTTTAACTTTGCCTCTCTCATAGAGCGCAGATATAGGTTCAGCCCTAGCCATTTTTCCTCTAGAGGCGTGTACAAGCCTGATAGGAACTGCTTCATCCTCTGCTTCAAGAGTTCTGCGAACCATATCACCGCCTTGATTGCGTTCTGCAACAATACGATCAGCACTATGTGCTTTATATAGTGATATAGCTTTTGCAGCCCATTCTGCAGGGCTATACCGATCTGTTGCATCTTCAAGAACATAGCCAATTCCATTTACATCTATACCTGCAACAATAAGTCCTGTCATATCAGATTCCGTCTTAGACGTAACTGCAGGATCTATTGAAACAACAATTCTATTTAGTTCGGGAATGTCTTTTTGTTCGATTGTACATCCGTCAAGGACTTCGGTTGTCCATAAAGCTCCATCAGCCTCTTCCAACATCTCTGCATAGAGTTCCTGATTACCAAGTCTTGTTCCTTCGTATTCTTTTTTAATGGTTTCAAGGAAAGGTTTGGCAAGGTTGTCTATGTTATCGAATGTAGAACCACGAGTAATATGGCTCTGAGGTGAAGCTATCAAAGCCCTCATCAATTTAGTGGGCTTCGGGGTGGTTGTTACCATCACTCTTGGTTTGCGTCCAAGTCGTAAGGTAAACTGTAGCATGTCCCATACATCTTGTTGGTTACGCCATGCTGCAACTTCGTCTGCCCATGCTGCGTGAAACTGAGGTCCACGTAATCTCTCTGGGTCTTCCGCTGAGTAGAACTCGACTTTCGCTCCGTTCTCCCATGTGAGTGTCCTGTTTGTTGGTGACCAGTTTGGGTATCCCAATTTACCGCCACGATAGGTCTTATCGCTCTTCCAACATACATTCAGAAACCCTGATTCACCTTCAACCATAACTCTACGAATATCGGAGTTAGTAGGAGCAACAGCAGCAATACGTTTCTTACCACTTTTGATCTGGTGTCTTACCCATTCAACACCTGCTCTAGTCTTTCCCCAACCTCGACCTGCAAGAGCAATCCAGATATTCCAATCACCATTTGGTTCTAGTTGCTCTGGTCTAGCCCAAAACTCCCAAGTGTGTTGGAGTTCTTCTGTTTTCTTTGGGCCTAGTTGGTCTAAAACTTCCTTGAGTTTCTCAGGGGGTATTTCTCTAAGGTCA